CATATAACGAACAACGATTTGCTTCTATTGAGGCAAGACTAACAGCATTGGAGGCTTAATCACATGTCAGGTTACATCGGCACACAGCCAGTACCACAAGCCACACAGACTAGGGATAGTTTTACAGCTACATCTGGGCAGACATCGTTTGCCACTGGTGGGTATACTCCTAACTTCTTAGACGTATATCTCAATGGAGTTAAGTTGGCGGCGGCAGACTATACAGCAACCAATGGATCAGATGTTGTCTTAGCATCAGGTGCGGCTACAGGTGACATCTTAGAGGTTGTTGCTTACACAGCATTTGATACAGCTAATGTAACAGGTGCAACTAACTTCACAGTCACTGGTGCGTTCACCTCGCAGGGCATAGACGACAATGGTAACGCAGTGGCACTCACGATTGACAGTAATGAAAATGTGTTGGTGGGTAAGACATCTCAGTCAGTCGATACTGTTGGTGGAGAAATATTACCGTCTGGTATAGACGAGTTCATCTTTAGCAACAGATGGTATTGAAGCTAAAGCAAACGGTTCATTGTTTGTTACAAGAAGTTCAGCCACTCCTGTCAGTCTTCGTAGGTCAACCACGGATGGGGACATTATAACATTTTACAAAGACGGCACCACGGTGGGGAGTATTGGGGTTGTTTCTGCCCAGCCTTACTTCGTATCTGGAAACACAGGGATCAGGCTAAGTAATACAAACAACGGCATTTTCCCTGCTGAAAGTGACGGCACAAACAGAGATGATGCTATTAATCTAGGGGCTAGTACCTCCCGCTTCAAAGACCTCTACCTCTCAGGCGGTGTATACCTCGGTGGCACTGGGGCGGCTAATAAGTTAGAGGATTATGAAAAAGGCACTTGGACACCTAATTGGGTCGGCTCAACTAGCGGAGGTTGGACTAGCAGATCAGGTTTTACACAAGGGTATTACACTAAAGTCGGTAGAGTTGTTACTATAACTATACGTTTTGAAACTACTTCCAGAAATAGCCCAGTAGGAAATCTTGAAATGACAGGGCTTCCCTTTACCAACGTAGCAAATATTACGAATAATAACGGTCAAATACATACCGCTTTATTACTTAGAGGTAATACAGGTATTTCAGATGGTATTGGTACATTTGCACAGTTAAACAACAACGCTAGTCATTTAAATTTTTACACAAGAAGAACTAACTCAGATTTTAGTTTTGATATAATAGGTGTAGGCCAAACAACAGGTAATATTGAAGGTAGTATGTCTTTTTCATATATTACAACAGCATAACCCACCGCATAGCTTTGGGTTGGACAGGTGGCAATCACGCCACGATAAACAAAGGAGGCCAATATGGCACTAACAGAAACACAAGTAGAAGATAAGATTGAAGTCGTAGGAGATCACAAGCATGTGCAAGTTCGTACAGCTACAGTGATAGCTAGAGATGGCACAGAGATCAGCAGATCATTTCATCGTCACGTCTTAGCTTGCTCAACTAAATCAGGTGAAGTTAGAGACGCAGATGATGTGGTTACTACTGAAGCTACATGGGGTGACACTGACATCTCAGGTGAGTCAACAGAAGTACAAGCAATATGTAATGCAGTTTGGACAGACGCAGTGAAGACTGCATACCAGACAGCAATGGATGCATCAGAAATATAAGGGGTTATCTAAATGACTAAAGCTAGACAATTAGCAGACTTGGGTAACGCCTATGACGATGGGGCTTTGTCGAACAGGAATCTTATAATCAATGGTGCTATGCAGGTGGCACAACGTGGGACTAGTTCAAATAATGATGGATACAATACAGTTGATAGATTCAAGATGTCAAACGCTGGTAATGATGAAGCACCTACAGCTTCACAACAAGTTTTAACTTCTAGTGATACTGGAGTTTGGGAAAAAGGTTTTAGGTATTCATACCGTCTGACTAATGGCAATCAGACTAGTGGCGCACAAGCAAATGATAGAATAACACTGCAACATATTATTGAAGCACAAGACATAGCAAGTATGGGGTGGGATTATACCTCTAGCTCTAGTTATATTACTATGTCTTTTTGGTGTAAATCTAGTGTTGCACAAAACTTTTATGCAAGATTGCAAACTAGTGATGGAACATCGCAGGGGTTTGCTTTTGAAACAGGGGCTTTATCTGCTAACACTTGGACAAAAGTTACACAAATAATCTCTGGCGACTCAAATTTACAGTTTGATAATAATGTTGATACAGGGCTAGTTATTGAATGGGTCATGTATAGAGGGACAGACAAGACTGGTACAATGACACTAAATTCTTGGGGGGCTTTCGATGGTGCTGTAAGAGTACCAGATATGACATCAACTTGGTACACAACAAATGATGCAACATTTGAAATCACAGGCGTCCAACTAGAACTCGGCGACACTGCAACTCCATTCGAGCATAGGTCATACGGAGATGAACTGGCGAAGTGTCAGAGGTACTTTTGCAAAAACGGCACTAGCAGTTCTCAATACTATGCATATGTATACACTTCTTCCCACAAGTTTGTTCATGTCCAGTACCCAGTACAAATGAGGGCTACTCCAACTGCATCTTTTACCATGAGCAATGGGTCATTTACTACATTCAACTATGATAATGTCCATTGGAAGGCTTATGTTTCTTCTACTTATAATGATACAGGTACTTATCGACTTGAAGGTTATTCATTTGATGCGGAGTTATAATCATGGAAAATAATAGTATGACAATTACATCGGCACAATACCAAGCTGACATGGATGGCAACAACTCATGCATCAAAGCAACAATAGACGGACAAGAGATGTCAGTCCCATTAGACCCAGCCAACCGCCACTACGCAGAGATACTCAACCAAGTCGAAGCTGGTACTCTGACAATTGCGGATGCTGAGTAAACTAAACTTAAGATAGGAATAACATGTCAAGAGATCTAAGCAATGATACAATAACAAGTATAAATGAGAATGTTGTATACCCGTTCTTTGCTACAGAACTAAGGTTTGATGGTGACAACATATTAAGGATGTGGACAGGACAAGGAACTCTTGTTCTAGCAGATGGTACTCAGTGGGTTGGTTTAGGTAACCTATTAAACATCTCTACTATAGAAGAGACTTCTGAATTGGCTGTAAAGGGGGCTACACTTACGTTAAGTGGTGTACCCTCTGAAGTACTCTCACTAGCCCTCAGTGAGCCTTATCAGGGGCGTGTGTGTAACATATACTTTGGTACATTCATACAGGGTAGCATACTACAAGAGTCTTCTTCTTACATACTACTACAGGATGGTTCTAGGATTAACTTAGAGAATCAATCAACTAACTTTAGTGAGTTGTTCTCAGGTTACATGGATCAGATGAACATAGAAGAGTCTGGTGAAACGTCTACTATAGAATTACTAGTAGAAAATAAGTTAGTAGACTTAGAGAGAGCTAGAGTAGCTAGGTTTACATCTGGTTATCAGAAGTCAATTTACGCTGGGGATCTAGGTTTAGACTTCGTAGAAGACTTACAAGATAAGCAAATACCGTGGGGTCGTAAGAGTGGCACTTAGCTATCAACAAGAGTTTCTTAGTCAAGTAGAAGAAGACATTAAGTATCTTATAGAACTCCATTGGGATGAGATAGCTCTTAACAAAGATAGCATTAAGTTGAACCCAGATTGGGATGCTTATAGTAGCTTAGAGAAACAAGGTAAACTTAAAGTATTTACATCTAGAGAAGGTGGATTGCTTGTAGGATATTTCGTCGTAGTACTAGGTACTAACATACACTACAAAGACCATATGTTTGCTAACAATGATGTAATCTACTTACATAAAGACTATCGTAAAGGTTTCGCTGGTATACGACTAATTAAGTTTGCTGAGAAGTGTCTTAAAGAGGATGGAGTATCTGTGTTAACAATTAATATAAAAGTACATAAGCCTTTTGATAAAGTTCTTGAGAGGCTTAAGTTTAAACACATTGAACGTGTATACTCTAAATACCTCAAGGGAGAATAAGTATGGCTATTTCTGCTGGCGTTGCTTTACTTAGTGCGGCTACAACTTCTGCTTTTGCTATTGCGGCTGGTACTTATGTTGCTGGTGCTTTTCTAACTAGCTTTGCTATTAGTTTCGCTCTTGGTGCGGCTATGAAAGCCTTAATACCTAAGCCTTCTATATCTGGAGGTAATAGAGGTTATCAGACTAATTCCCTTGGACCTGCTCAAGACCATCAGATTATATATGGTAGGATGAGAGTTGGTGGAGCTATAGTATTCGATGAAGCTACAGGTGACAACAACAAGTTCTTACATCGTATAATTGCTGTAGCTGGACATGAAGTACAATCTTTTGATGAGATCTACATTAATGATGAAGTTGTTACTTTAGATGGTTCTGGTAATGTAACTAGTCCAAGTCAGTATAATAGTAAAGTTAGAATTAATGTACACCTAGGTTCTCCAGATCAAACTGCTGATAGTGATCTTGTATCTGAATCTGCTAAGTGGACAACTGAACATAGGTTACGTGGTATAGCATATATGTATATTAGACTTAAGTTTGATGCTGACGCATTTCCTAACGGTATACCTATTATTACAGCTACAGTAAAAGGTAAGAAGTTATACGACCCTCGTACTAGTTCTACGGCTTGGTCAGATAACCCTGCTTTATGCTTAAGAGATTACCTAACAAGTAAGTATGGTTTAGAAGAAAATGTAGCTAACATTGATGATACTCTTGTAACTAGTGCGGCTAATATATGTGACCAAACTAACACTATTGCTAGTACAACTAGATACACTTGTAATGGTGCTTTTACTACTGGGTCTACACCTTATGATATGTTAAGTGAACTACTTAAATCTATGGGTGGTTCTATGTGGTATGCTCAAGGTAAGTGGCGCATGAAACCTGCTTACTGGACTGCACCAGTAATGGACTTGAATGAAGACGATCTTAGATCTAATATAAGTGTTGGTACTAGACATTCTCGTAGAGATAACTTTAATGTCATCAAAGGTACGTTTAGAGGTGAAGAAAGTAACTGGCAAACTACAGATTACCCACAAGTAACTAACACTGCTTTTCTATCTGCGGACAACAACCAAGAATCTGTAGCTGATGTGGATTTAACATTTACTGACAACTCTATAGAAGCTAGAAGGCTTGCTCTAATTTCCTTGGAGCGTAATAGACAACAGCTTACAGTTAATGGTAGCTTTGGTCTTAAGACTTTAGAGCTACAAGTTGGAGACAACATAAGGCTTACTAACTCTAGGTTTGGTTGGACTAATAAAGAGTTTGAAGTTGTTAATTGGTCTTTTGGTCTTACAGATGGACTAGACTTACAAACACAAATGACTTTACGTGAAACTGCTGAAAGTGTATTTGATGAAGTTAATGATGGTGTAGTATACGAAAGAGATAATACTGCTCTGTTATCACCATTCTTAGTTCCATCAGTAGGTCTTTCTACTTCTGTTAGAACTCAAGTCATACGTGAGAAACTAACTAACATTATCACCTTGACTGTTACTTCTGGTGCTGGAGAACGTATAGACCATGTAGAATCTGAGTTTAAGTTATCTTCAGCTAGTGATTGGATTACTTTAGGTACTGGTCAACTTGGATCATTTGAAGCTATAGATCTTGAAGATGGTGATTACGACTTTAGAGCTAGAGCTATTAATACTTTTGGTATTAGAGGTGATTGGGAATACTTAAACAACATAAATGCATCTGGTTTACTAGAACCTCCATCAGATGTAACTGGACTTGTAGCTGAAGTTAATGGGGCTGTTATTACTCTTGACTGGGAAGCAGTTCCTGACCTCGACTTATCATTTTATAGGATACGTTATTCCCCTGAGCTTATAGGAGCTACTTGGGCTAACTCACTAACTTATGTTGATAAAGTACCTAGACCAGCCTCTAGTGTTTCAGTTCCAGCTAGATCAGGGACTTACTTAGTTAGAGCTTATGATAAGTCAGGTGTTGGGTCTGTTAACTACACTTCTGTAGTTGTTCCAATAGCTAACATAGAACCTTTAGCTAACACACTAACATTAACAGACAGTCCATCCTTTACAGGATCTAAGACTAACACTGTTGTAGTTAATAACAACCTAAGAATAAATAACTATGCTACTGCACCATCTGAAGGTGAGTACTTGTTTAGTAACTACATACAAACAGGCGATAGTACAGTTAAGAGGTGTCGTGTATACGTCAGTGGCACTACAGTAAGACATGATGATACTGCTGGGTTGTTTGATGATCAACCTGCATTGTTTGATGATGCTGTTGGGTTTTTTGATGATCTTGGTGGTACTAGTCAGTTTGCTGATACTAACATAATAACTCTTGTATCTACAACACAAGATAATCCAGCAGGTAGCCCTACTTGGTCGCCTTATACAGCAATTAAAGTTGCAGACCTTAGTGCAAGGGCATTTAGATTTAAGGTTAAACTTACATCTTCTAGCAACGATATAACCCCGTCTGTTTCAGCACTAACAGCTTATGTGGAGTACAATTAATGTCACAAAACGATTTGGTGATTGCCAATCAAACATTTCCTAGTTTTAGGTCTGATTTAAATAATGCCTTACAAGCTCTAGGGAGTAACAACAGTGGGAGTTCTGCTCCTTCTACTACTTATGCTAATATGCACTGGTATGATACTTCTAGTAATATACTAAAGCAAAGATCTGAAGCTAATGATGCTTGGATTAGTATTGGTTACTTCGATCAATCAACTAACTCCTTTAAGATACTTGATGATACTATGGTGGTTAATACCTCTAATGCACAGACAGGTTTAATTGGAGATCAAGCTACTTCTGTGTGGCAAGCTGGTACAGGTACTACAGAAAGTCTTGTCTCACCTGCTAAAGTTAAAGCGTCTGTTCTTGCTAACTCAGTAAGCCTAACTACTGGATCTGGTACTGCAACAATAGGAACACTTAAGATGGCATGGGCAAAAACTACATTCCCTTCTGTACCTACATCTGTATTCATTACATTACCCTTTAGCTACACAAGTACAAGTAGCTTTGGTGTGGTTGCAATCAGTGATGACGGAAACCACTCTGGAGCCACAAGAGCCGCACAAGGTGTCTCAATAACAGCAGTAAATCAGATAAAATACTCAAAAGCAGGTTTTGCTGGTAATGCTTGCCACTGGTTCACGATAGGATATTAATATGTTAAGAAAATACGTTGAAGTAGATGAAAATAATATAGCAGTGTGTGCTTGTTATGTTGAGGGAGAGGTTGACGCGCCTGTACCTGTTATACCTCACGACAATCCAGAGACTGTTGAAATAGGCACTAAGTGGGACGGTTCTAACTGGATTCAAACAGAGGAACTTGTTAGATCTAAAAGAGACAAACTGTTAGTAGATGAAGTTGATGTTGTTGCTGGTAATGCTCTTCGTTGGGCATCTCTTAGTTCTGAGGAACAAACATCTTGGTCTACCTATAGGACTGCACTTTTAGATGTGCCTCAACAAGAAGGTTTTCCTCTCAATGTAAGTTGGCCTACTAGATGATGGAAATGACAGATTTATGGAATGGTGTTCTAACATTAGGTGTTGGTTTTATTGGCTTTGTCTTAAGAGGTTATGTAATAGAGTTAAGTAGACTACGAATACTATTAAACAGAACTAGAGAAGACTATGTTACTAAGGCTGACTCAAATCAAGTTCTTAGTCAAATCATGAGCAAGTTTGATAGGATAGAAGAAAAGCTAGATAGACTCGTGGAGAGAAAATGAAACACTTACTTATACTACTTACCCTACTAATTGGTAGTACTGTATATGCTGACGATACGATTTACACCGACAGTAATAGTACAATAACTTCTGATGGGTCAATGGACACTACGATTAATAGTCCACCACCTTCTGCTATATCTCCACAGATTAGTGCAAGTAATAGCGACCTATGTACTGTAGGTGTAGCTGGTGCTGTACAAACACAGATACTAGGTATCTCTGCTGGTCGTACTGTTAGAGATATGAACTGTGAGAAACTAAAGAACGCTAAGACTATGTACGATATGGGTATGAAGGTTGCGGCTGTATCTATTATGTGCCAAGACGAAAGAATTTTTGATGCTATGCTCAATGCTGGAACTCCCTGTCCCAAAGATGGATTGGTAGGAGATAAAGCTAGACTTGCATGGGAAATGGAAGCAGTCGAGGAAGCTATAGAACGTGACCAGAATAATGTAATCGAGAGGATGTTCGATGAAAATGGTGAGACAAAGATTGGCTTGGGTGTTATTTTTAGTAGCCTTGCCTTCTTATTGTTACTCTGACCCCTATACCTACGGGTCAACAGGTAATGCGGCTAGTGCTTCTTTAGGCTGGGGTATGGACAGTATCTTACCTAGCATTACTGGTGTAGACATAAACGGTTTAATGTATAGATATACAACTGTTAAAGATCCAGATGCTGATATGAAAGTACACGTTGGTAATCTTAATGCTAATGGTGATGGTTATATCTTCAGAGAAACAGATGATTGGTCGGGGGTAGCTGGTAATACCATTGTAAAGTCGTTTCCAGTTTCAAACATTCCAGCTTCAAATTGGGGTACTGGTTCGATTGAAGTGGAAGGAGAAGGCAGAGTGGAAGATGCAGTTGTTATATATTCCTACAGGGTAGACAGGTGCTATGATCCACAGTCTGATCCATCATGTGCTGGTTACGTAAAGCCTATACCTGAGTTACCAGAAGTTGTAGTATATGATGCACTAGAAGATGATGCAGTCACAGATACACTAGAGACTGAAGAGTTTCAGTATGATGAAGACGGTAAAGTTATAGTTGACGAAGAAGAGGAAGAAGAAGACACACGTATAGAGATGGGTCTAACTGCTTCTGCTAACGCTCTAACTTTATTTAAGGCTCAAGGTCAAGACGATATAATAATGGCTATCAACCAACAAACTAATCTTAATATGTATTACAATGCCAACATAAATGGTGGTACATTAAATGATGCGGCTGGACTACAGGATGGTACAATACCTGACAACAAGAAAGCCCTAAGAAATAATTTAGCACAACAGATACTGCACGAACAGATGGTCGATATGCAGTATAATAAATGAGGTTTAATATGAAGTATCTAGTAACAGCACTCTCACTATTCGCTTTACCTGCACTAGCAAACGTACCTATAACAGGTAATGTAGAAGCTAAGTGTGTCATTCAAACAACTAAAGATGGGGTATATGGAAACCCTATAGCTAGTAAGTTAAGTACTACACCTGCTGATGGTGGTGTCTTACCTGTCATTAGGTTTGATGTATCTATAGCAAACAGCTACACAGCTAACATAACTCACCCTACATCCTTTAGTTCTTCTCCAGTACTTACTGATACGGTTGCATGGACAGGAAGTACAAGCGTAACACAAACATCAGACGCTGGTATGTCAGGTTATGAAGCCGCTAAGATAGTAGTAGACAACACAACAATATTTGATCTAACACTTGCAGGGTCAACATGGTTCTCTACAGCTTCTAGTGCTACTTACGGAGCATCTAAACCTTTCGCTGGAGGGGTCTATACTGCTCTAGTACAGGCTAGTTGTATTGCTAAGTAGGCTTATACTACTCTTTCTGTTATGGTCATTTTCCACCTCAGCCCATGAGATGACACCAGCTTATCCTGATGTTAAACCCTCTCATGTAGCTGGGGTAGTTAAAGTAGAGATGTCTCTGTTTAACTCTAGGGAAGAGATAGAATGGTATCAGATAGAGTTGTTTGATTTAAATTGGACGAACATACCTTTTGCATCTTCATACCGAATTATAAATATAAAATACAAAGAGAGAAAGTCTTTTGATGTATATATACGTAAGGCGGATATGGACGAAGCTGTATACTTATGCACTACGTCAAAAGTAAGAAAGACTAGCGAGTCTAGAACTCTTATTTCCTCTAAGATATGTTCAAGATTAGATGGTGAACCCGAATGAGATTATTATTTACCCTTTGTTTTGTAGCTAGTTCTGCTGTAGCAGATAGTAGTTCCCTTTCATTAGCATTACCTAACCCACCTATGAACTACCAGTCGGATTCATTTTCCACTGGTAACATGAGATGTAGTAATGCTGTTGGTGGGGGTGTAAATCTTGAGTACGGTGTAACAGGTGTACTGTCAGGTTTAAATACAAATAGTAGGGGTAAAGATATTGGCGTGTATGCTAGGATTGTTATACCTTTAGATAAACCAAAGGCTCGTATAAACTGTGACGACCTATACCAAATAGAGTTAGCTCAACGTAGATTAGAGATACAGAAGCTACGAGATGAACTAGAGCAACTAAAGAACTTACAGAGTGCTGGCGGTGAGATGGAGTTTGAGAACTAATGGATACTACCAAGATAGCAGATAACATTGATGGTTTAGCAGACCGTGAGTTTAAGACAGGTGGTATGAAAGTATCGTTTGGATCTATCATGGCTATACTTGCTTTCCTATCTACTATTGTAGGTGGATTGTATGGTGGTTTTGTGTTGTATCAAAAGATAGAAGCTGTTGCTGGTCTTGACTTAGAAGAATACCAACTACAAATGAACATTATGGATGCTAAGGTGACAGGTATATCTGAGAAGGTAGAAGAGTCAGTTGAGTATAGTCGTGATATTAAGAACGGATTAAGAGCCGACATTCTTGGTATTGAAAAACAAACTGATAGAGTAGAAGACATGGTACGTGAGTCAGAAGACAAAGTACGTAAGATGATTGATGATGCTGAGGTACGATTTGAGAACCAAAGAGAACGTGTCAGAGTATCACAAAGTGGCTCGATGAAAGAACTCGAAGATAAACTTATGGATAAACTACAAAGGGCATTAGATAACCCCCTTGCTGACTAGGAGATTAGAATGAGTGAGTTTGAAAAAGCAGATAAAGATGGCAACGGTTCAGTAGATAAGTCTGAGTGGGATGCTTTACTATTAGACGACAAAAGAATGCAGATAGAAGATGAGAACTCTAAAAGAGATCAACAGCGTAAGATGGTCTGGTTCTCCTTAGCAGGGTTACTACTTTATCCTGTTATGATTATTATATGTAACTTACTAGGACAAGAAGTTGCGGCTAACAACCTAACTGCTATTGCTCCTACATACTGTATAGCAGTTGTTGGTATCGTTACTGCCTTCTTTGGTTTTACTAATATTAAGAAGAAGGATGACTACTAATGTTAGGACTAAACTTAATAGGTCAGGTAGCTAATTTAGCTGGTACTATGATCGAAGGTAAGACTGCTGTAAAGAAAGCAGAAGCTGAAACTAAGATGAAGATAGCTACAGGTGAGATAGACTGGGACATAGCCGCTATGAAGGCTACAGAGAATAGCTGGAAAGATGAGTGGATTACACTTTTATTCAGTATTCCCCTTATATTGGCGTTCTGTGGGGACTGGGGTAATCAGATAGTACAAGCAGGTTTTACTGCACTAGAGATTATGCCTGACTGGTATCAGTATTCCCTCGGTGGTATTGTAAGTGCTAGTATCGGTATGCGTGGTGTAAGTAAATACTTTGGAAAGAAATAAGCATGAAGAACAACTTTGATAAATGCCTACATATGTTACTTGAACACGAAGGGGGTTACGTAAATAACGTCCACGATAAAGGTGGTATGACAAATTTGGGAGTCACTAAGAGAGTGTACGACAAATGGATTGGCAGAGAGTCTACTGAACAAGAGATGAGAGACTTAACTCCAGATGATGTAGCTCCTATCTATAAGAAGAACTACTGGAATCGAGTTAAAGGCGATTCGCTTCCATCGGGCTTAGACTGGGCTTGTTTCGATTGGGCTGTGAATTCGGGCAGTGGTAGACCTGCTAAAGCTGTACAACGTGCTGTAGGTGCTACTCAAGATGGAGCCATAGGTAATCAGACCCTTGGACTGATAGCTGAGAAAGATCCTAAGTTTATCATAGACTACGTCTACACAGTAAGGCAAGCGTTCTATGAGAGCTTAGATGACTACAAACATTTTGGTAGAGGGTGGAGTAGAAGAAACACTGAGACGCTACATCAAGCTATGAAAATGGCAGAAGAGTAAACAAAAGAAAAGCCGTAGGTATCCACTCAAGGACGCCTACGGCTTTTTTGATTCTATATTTCCACTGTGGGGTTACTTAACACCTACTGCATCCATAGTAATTGCTAGACCTTCAAATAGAGTTTTTATATCTTGATTTAACTTAGATATGATCCACACTAGGTAGACAGATAGAGCTAGATTACCTAACAGTATTCCTTCGTTTATTGTCATTTATGTTTCTCCGCTAATGCTTCATTCATACGTTTAAGATACCACTGTGCTTTATTCATATCTTCTACAGGATTAGCTTTATACCTATACCTATGTTGATACTTAATCATGTTGCCGTGACAGTAAGCTATGAACCCATCAAGACCTAACACTTGTCTTATGTAGTCAATACACTCGATACCTTCTTGGTTGTAGTGAGCAGGTTTGTTAACTGGGTCGAAGCCCATCTCTTGTTGTTGTTTCTGATCTAAATTCCACTTAGCCATTTTTACTTAAGTATTCCCTTAGTTCTGTATAGCCCCCAAGGTGAGTGCCATCTGGTTTAAATATTTGAGGTACTGTAGTATAGCCTGACTTACGCATTAAAGTCAATAACCATTTACTACTTGGAGACTGTACATTGTATGTTGTTACCTGACTGCCTGCGACACCCCTTAGTAATTGTAAAGAGGCATCACAGAAGTTACATTGGTTTCTAGTTATTACTATCCACATTAAACGAGATCTACAATCTCACAG